TTGGTGAACCCTTCAAAGAGAGAGTTGACCGTCAAATTGGCGTTGGCGTCACGCAGCGCCACACTGTTGGCGCCGGTCGATGCTGTGACGCCGGTGCCGCCATTCGCGACAGGCAAAGTCCCAGAGTTAATTTGGGATGCTGAAATGGCTATCGACGTGTTTGACGCCGCCGTAAGACGCCCCTGCGCGTCAACCGTGAAAGTTCCAACGGTACTTGCATTGCCGTAGCTTCCTGCTGTGACAGTTGTATTTGCAAGGCTGATTGTTCCCGTAGTTGTAATTGGACCGCCACTCAGACCGGTGCCAGTACTAACGTTGGTTACTGTACCTGTCCCCCCAGAAGAAATAGCCACGTTGGAGGCAGAAGTAATGCGGCCTTGAGCATCAACCGTAATTTGAGAAACAGTTGTTGCATTGCCATAAGTTCCAGCAGTAACGGTAGTGTTGGCAAGTGCAATAGTTCCGGTTGTAGTGATAGGACCGCCTGTTAGGCCCGTGCCTGTGGCAACGGTTGTTACGGTGCCATTTCCGCTTCCGCCACCAGATTGAGCTACTGTTTTGAGAGACATGATTACACCCCATCGCCAGGAGTAATGAAAACAGAAATGTTACCGGACGACGTTATTCCGGTAAAATAAGCATTGGGAAGAAACGTCAAAATTTCATCCGTCCCAGGCAAAAGAGGAAGTGTAAACGTGCTGCTAGATATGACAACAGCGTTTGTGTTGGCTATTGCTGATGTTACTCCATAGCCAAGATATATCATCGTAACCGTTGAGCTGGCCGGAACGACGATCCTGTATTGATTTGAACCAAGGCCATTGGAAGCGGCTTGCACGGGCGCGGGCGCGGCTGTGTTGGCCGTAAAAATAACGGTATTGCCAAGTTGAGTAAACGCCTGAACTCCCATATTGCACCTATTAGGTTGTCGCTGTCCAAGGAGGCGAAAGATTTACAACAGGAGGATTGATTTGATTTTCAATCTCTTGTGCAAGTTTATTTTCTATTTCTGATATTTTTTCATCGCCCATGTTGTTTTTTACCCATAGAACAACTTGATCTTGGGTCAATTCCAAATAAGGCGTGAATGCAGAATTAGAAACGTAATTAACATAGTGAACACCATAAGCTGTTGAGCTGTAGGTTTCCTGTGTTGCATTGACGCGCCAACAAACACTGAACACCACATTTGTTTGTCCTTCCAGCTGAGGATAACAATTCATGCTGTCAACAATCCAAGTGCTTGTGATGGACATTATGAATTCTCCTGGTTTTTTGTTTCAGGGAGGGTTTTTTTCAACTTTTCAAGTTCCAATTCAAGAGCGGCAATTCGCGCCGCCATGTTGGCATTGGTAATCACAAGAGCGCCAATTTGCTCTGCAATAATTTTCATCACATCGTTGTTCATGTCATCACCGCCACTTTTCTGGTAGTTCCAGCGTTGTCTTTAACAAGAATGTAACCAGACAAAGCTGTTACAGTTGCTGTGTATGCGCCTGCCATTTGCATTAAAGAATATGTACTTCCCGCATATTTCCAATACAACTGACCGCCATTATGCCACAAATCTTGATTGTTGAACGATGAGCCTGTGTATTGGCCCATGTTAATTTTGCTGTTTCCCATATAAATTGCCGCAGCAGGTTCTTGACTTCCTGCATAACTGTCTGGGAAATAAATTCCATACGAACCCGTTTTGAAATATTGTCCAAAACGAATGCCTTTAGCTTTAATTTTGTCTAACAAAAGACCGCAATAAAACCCATTCCAGTTGTCAACATCAGTGCTAGAATAGTTTCCATCATTAGGACTCCCAATGAGCGCGACACCAAAAGTCCAATCTCTGACGCCAGTTCCTGCAGTTCGATAATTTGAAAGCAAACCACCTACGCTTGTGCCTTGCCCAACTAGCAAAGATTTTTCGCCAACATCAGGATGATTAATTTGAATGTTGATTTCCAAGCCGCACAACGACCAATTTGCTAATGGCAAATTAGAATATGTTGTTGCGTCTAATGTTGGCCCTTGTGGGTATCCCCACAATCCAGTGACAATTTGCGAGTCTCCAGGAAAAGCTGTTGTTCTAGCAAATCCCGCCACACCAATTACAGAACCGTTTGTATCCCAATATTGAGCCGTGGAAGTGCCTTGATTGGTTCCGTTGTTAACAGAGTTTCCTAAAACCGAAATCCACGTCCCGTAAGTTTTAGAACTTCCTGACCCCGTTCCAACCACTTCAACATCTGCAAATAAACCTCCAACTTGCTGTGCAAACGCATCATTTCCAGGCGCGCTGTAATTTGTATATTTTTGAAACCACGTTGTCGGATTTTTGCTAGATGCGTTAGGAGTTGCGGATGTTCCTTCAAAAACACTGAATGGGGTGGACCCAGTTGAGTATATTGTAACCGGCTGAACATGATTGGCCCAGGGCAAAGACGGGGCAACGCCAACAACAGAATTTGCAATATTTGAAAATTTGCCTCCAGTTATTGACACATTTGATAAACTGTTTGTGCCATTAGCAATTCCGTTAATAGCGTTAACAACAACAGCAAAATCGCTATCCAGATTTGATAACGGGATAGATGACGTTGCATTCGCAAAAGTGTATGGAATTGTGATTGGGAGCGACATTAGAACCTCACTCTTTGTTCGTATTCCATTTCCATCGTGTTAAGCGTGTACGATGGGCTGGACGATGTGATTGTTAAGCCAAGATATTTGCCATATTGCTGAGCGTCAGATTTATAAAGCTGATACCCAGAACCGCCGGTCCAAGCAATTGTATTGCTTGAATTATTAGTCCAAGAAATAGAGTTTCCTAAATTATTAGTCCAATAAATGATATTGGACAAAACATAAGCTGGACTTGCGTTTGTTTCGCTATCAACAGTCACGTTTGCAGTGATGCTAACGTCTGATGTTATTTCAACGGCAAATTTAAGAGCTTGTTTTGTGCGTATTGTGTCCTGCATGGGCCACAACGCGCTTTTAATTGTAGTGCTGACATTGGTTGTGCTGTCTGTGTATAAAGACAAAAGATCAGTGCCGCCAGTGCCATAGAGATAAAGTTTTTTAGCCGTCGCCACCGGAACAACGTGCTTCAAGGTTCCTTGACTAGTGACAAACCATTTCTTGTCAAAGAAAACAAGCTGGATGGGCCGAGTGCCTTGCACGGGGTCATTGTAATAGACGTTGAACGCCGCGCACAAAATGTTGTTGACCAGAACTTGCCCACCGGAAATTGGCTGCGTGAAGTCAATCAGCGGGAATATCCCGTCCAACGCATCTGAAATCTTGCTAACTGTTGCACCGATCAAGGCAAAAATGCCGTAGTCGTTTATGAACAGCAAAGACCGGAAATACGGAAATATCCCGTCGTAATAGACCGAACCCGTTGATGCCGAGACGTTTGTGTTAGTGAACAGCGTGTTACCGGTCGTTGTTACGCGTACGTCCGAAAACACGTTGATGCTGTCGTCGCCAAAAACGTACAGAAAGTTATTGGCCGAAACTAGAGCGGCAATGTTGCTGTGCAACGTGTCGTCGGTGATCTGCACCAATCCAGCCGAAATGCTGATAAAATCGTTGTATGATCCCGCCGCGCTGTAATAGACCGTGCGGCCTTGTGAAAGCCATGTGCGACCTTGGAACGAAGCAACATCAGACAAACTGTCGCTTGTCAGAAGCGCTTTTGCCGTTGCCGCAGTGGTTGGGGTTCCGCCGCTAAAACTGACGTTAGGAGCCGTTGTGTATCCAGCACCAGGATTGGTAACAACAATTGAGGTAACTTGTCCACCAAACACAATGGCCGTTGCCGCAGCGTTTGTTCCGCCGCTAGGGGCCGCGTCAATGACGACCGTGGGTGTGCTGGCGTATCCCGTGCCATTGCTGGTAACAAGTATGCCAATTGTTCCCGTCTTAAACGTTAAGGGGCCTGCAACAGCTGTTGCTCCAGACCCCCCGCCGCCCGTAAACGTCAAAGTCGGGGTGCTAGTGTATCCAGACCCAGCATTTGTAATTGTAAGGCCGCTAACAAGGCCAGAACCAACTACCGCCGCTGCAGCCGCCGCGCCGCTTGAGAATGTGACGCTAGGCGCAGTCGTATAGCCGTACCCAGGATTGGTAATTTGAATAGATGACACAACCCCACTTGTGATGCTGGTCACAACCGCCTGCGCTTGAACGCCATACGGGCTTGTTGGAGCGGCAATCGTAACAGTTGGGAAACTGGTATAACCAGTCCCGCCGCTTGTAATGCTAATGTTAGTAATCGTGCTGGCCGCATTAGAGATTGAGGCCACAATAGTTGCTTGAACGCCATTTGACTGGTTAGGCGCACTTACAGTCACGGTTGGGGGCGTAGTGTAGCCCGATCCGGTTGCCGTAATTCCCGCAGAGCCAATGGAACCAACAGAAATTAAGTCAACGGCGTCCCAAGTGTAATAACCCTTGGCAGGGTCCGAGATAATGGCGCGCTCGTTTTTCCATTGACGCATACGGACGCCAGTCGCGCTAAAGGTGCCAACCGCAGCCAGCGTTCCTTTTGTGTTAGTATCCATTTTCAAATATTCGGCTCTTCCATCGGCTTCAAAAGCAACGATGTAATCAACATTCTTGATGTTGCAGCTATAAACCGACGAGACAGTGTTGGCCCAAGCGACATTTGAGCCACTTGCCTGAACGGTGGTTGATGCTCCCACAACTTTAAGGTTGCCGAACCCAATTGGCTGAACGTTTTCAAGCCATGCAAACTCTTCGTTATCAAGAGCCGTTCTGTTAGGGCGCGTGTTGAGCCCTTTGAAAGCTTTGACAACTTGGTAGTTCTTTTTCTGTTCGGGTGACGCCGCCATGTCAGTACACCTGGCTGTAAACGTCAGGTATCCGGCGCTGGAATGAAGTTGCCAAAGCGTTTTGAACCTTCTTCAGGTACTCCTGCTTGAAGATTTCCGCCTCGCCATAACTCTGTTCTTTGTATTTGGCCGTGCCAGCCGCATAGTACGGGATAGGCTGCGTATAGGGCAAAGGAATGGTTTCAACGTCAGCCAAAGCGACCAAATCAGTNGGCTGAACAATGGTNTCCAACTCAATGGTGTAAGTCTGATCGGGAACCGGCCCAACGTAAAAGCTTTGGCTTCCGTAGATCGAATAACAGATGGGGCGACCGATATAGTTCTGCCAATAGCGAAGCTGGCTGTTGAATTGGGTCCACGGTTGATAGCGCAGCGGCACGCGTGAGTTACCCCAATACAAATTGAAGTTCACGATGTCTAGCGTAAGGGAACCTTGCGGCAAAGACGAAAAGGTGTAGACCTCTTGGCCCTGGACTACTGTGCTGGTCTGAATAAGACGGTTAACGCCAGTATCACGAACGAGCCTGTTTCGAGCGTCGTTGATGTAATCTGTCAGCTCTTGGTCAGACCAAAAATTTGCATTAGCGTCGTGCAGCAACCGGCGGGTTGTTGTGATGTAGCTTTGTAGCGTTGTCATTTACGCCCCACATCATGCGGCTGCCTGCGTCCCTTTTCCCCG